TAATCAAGGCGTTTGACCAAACGCAGAAAGCCTTGCGCGGTATAAAAGCCGCCTTCGGTAAACTCTCTAAAGTCTTCTTTAACTTTAAGACTGCCCTAGTTGCCGCCGTCGGTGCTGGCGGTCTTGGCCTGCTCATATCTAACTCGCTAAAAGCTACTGATGCCCTTGCCAAAACAGCGGGCAAAATAGGCACGACTACCGAAGCCCTAAGCGCTCTGCAATACGCGGGGCAACTAACTGGCGTCGAAGTCAACACGATGAACATGGCGCTACAGCGGTTCACCCGTCGAGCGTCAGAGGCGGCGGTTGGCACAGGTGAGGCTAAGGGTGCTATTCGTGAGCTAGGCATTGATGCTAGAAGCCTTGTCCGCTTGCCGCTTGATGAGCGGATGCTTGTACTAGCAGATGCCTTCGAGGGTGTTGAAAGCGAAGCGGATCGCCTGCGGTTAGCATTTAAGCTGTTTGACTCTGAGGGTGCGGCCCTTGTAAATACGCTAGGAATGGGTCGTGATGGTCTGTCAGAGCTATTAGGTGAAGCGCGTAGCCTCGGTGTCGTTATGTCGGCAAATGCGGCAAAAGGCGTTGAGGACGCAAACGACGCATTATTTCGTATGCAGTCATTGTTTGGCGGCATCATAAAGCAGACCGTTGCTGGCTTAGCGCCCGCGCTTGCGGCTTTCTCTGAGCTAATTACTAGCAAGGTTAAAGCAGGCATCGAAGGCACAAGTGGTTCAGTTGTTGAGTTTGGTAAAGAGCTAGCAGGCCGATTCCTTGATGGCATAGAAAACGCGCTTATCGGCTTACAGGATTTATTAAACGGCTTCGTCTCTATTGCTAACTTTGTCAGTGATTTTCAAGTAAGGATCAATCAAGCGTTTGGTAATGACGCTGTAGATACGTTTACCGAAAAACTCAAGATACAGCAGGCACAGCTTGCTAATCTTAGACGAGAGAATAAAAAGTTTACCGATATGGGTCAGGCTGGCCCTTACGACAAGCAAATAGCAGACATTGAGCAAGTAATTGCTGGGCTTGAGGCGTCGATTCAAAAGGCTCAAGAGGCACAAGGCACCTTTGGCAGTTTTGAGAGGTTTACGTTTGCGACAGATGCGGCGGCGACCTTTGATATGTTGCGAGCGGCTACAGACAATGTAAGTGCAAGCGTTGACAATCTTTCTAGTAAAGCCAGTGAAACATTGCCGACTGCATTTGAGTCATTCCTGTCTAACTTACAACAGGCGCGCACTCAAGGCGAAGACTTGCAAACAGGGTTAGTTAAGCTGGCTAACCAAGGAATAGATGGCCTTGGAAAGGCATTTACTGACGCAATCACTGGCGCACAGAAGTTTAGCGATGCAATAAAGAACATGGCTAAGTCAGTCATCGACAGCCTGATACAGATGCTGATACAAAAATACATTGTTGATGCCGCATTCGGCTTTATCAGTGGCGCGCTCGGTGGCGGTACTACTCCAGCACCTACAGGCGGGGGCGGCGGCTCAGGGCTTCCAGCCTTTGCGAATGGCGGTGTGGCAACGGGCGGTAGACCCGCAATTGTAGGCGAGAAAGGGCCAGAGCTATTCATCCCAAGCACTACAGGCCGAGTTGTACCCAATGACCAGCTAGGCGGCGGCGGTGTTACAGTGGTGCAGAACATAAACGTCACAACAGGCGTACAGCAAACCGTACGTGCTGAGATTGCTAATTTACTGCCACAGATAAGCAACGCGGCTAAGTCTGCTGTCGCAGATGCTAGAATGCGAGGCGGATCATTCAGCAAGGCAATGGGGACAGCATAAATGGCGGCATTTCCTAATGTAGGCATTCAAGACATGACGATGCGTTTGCGATCAGCAACGTCGATCAGTCAGTCGCCTTTCACCTATGACCAGCAGGTCTATCAGCATCAGGGTGTCAGATGGGAGGCAGAGGTAACATTGCCACCATTAAAGCGATCCGATGCAAAGCAGGTAGAGGCTTTCTTTGCCGCTCTACGGGGTCAGGCAAACACCTTTACCCTTGGCAACCCCTTACACAATACAACGGCTACAGGGACGATTACGGCAGGCACAAAGGGGGCTACGACCGTAACAGGTACAACCGCAGGCGCTGTCGCTGGTGACTACTTTGAAATAGGCGGCGCATTGTACATTGTGACCGACACAACGGCATCTAGCATTGATATAATGCCACCGCTCCGCACTGCTATTACTACTTCAACGTCTTTAGACTTCACCTTACCCGTAGGGACATGGCGACTAGCAAGCAATGAAATCGCATGGAATATCAACTCTGCTAGTCTTTACGGTTTTACTTTTGCTTGCGTTGAGGCTATATGAGCAGATCATTAACGTCGGCGATGGAATCGGCAGTTACCGCCGACCTAGTTCGCCCCATAACCCTAGTTCAGTGTGCATTCGATACAGGGAATCTTAACCTCTGGAGCGGCATTGGCGACCTTACTGTAAGCGGCGTCGATTACGTTGGTGCAGGTTCTTTGCTCAGTATTGGCGAGATAGCAGAAACATCAGAGTTATCAGCTAACGGAATTACCGTGACACTGTCAGGTGTGTCAGAGCCTCTAATCACTAAAGCCCGTGACGAGGACTACCAAGGCCGTGAGTTAAAGGTTTTGCTCGGCGCGATGGATGCGGCGAATGGCGTTATATCAAATCCTATAGTCGTGTTTAGCGGCTTTATGGACACAATGATAATCCAAGACGGTGAATCAACAGCGACAATACAGGTTACAGTTGAGAATCGCTTGATCGAGTTTGAGCGAAGTCGCGTTAGACGCTACACCGCAGAAGACCAGAAGATCGACTTTCCCACTGACAAGGGACTAGAGTTTGTCGCAGAGATGGAAGAAAAAGAGATTGTTTGGGGTCGTGCATCCGTAAGTAGCGGGGGCGGTGGTGGAGGTCAAACCATCCCAGGCCGAAGAAACACCCAGAGAGACTAGGAAACAGCTATGGACTTTGCAATTGAAAACTTAGCTAAGGTGAGACGTGAGATTGAGCCATTGCTGATGGAGCATTGGAACGAGATTGCACTTAACAAAGATATCATAAAGCTCAACCCTGACTGGCGAGAGTATGCGAGACTTGACGAGCTAAATGCCTTGCGTATTTACACTGCCCGAAAAGACGGCGAGCTTATGGGCTACTTTGTCATTATGGTCAGCCGATCACTGCACTACAAAGACCACCTATTTGCTAACAACGATATCGTTTTCCTAACTAAGCCAGCCCGCAAGGGACTGACAGGCTTGAAGCTGGTAAAATTCGCTATGGAGTCTCTCAAGGCCGAGGGTGTTACCAAGCTACACATCAACACCAAGACGCATCAGCCATTCGACCCAATCATGGAGCGGCTCGGCTTTGAAGAGATAGAGACGGTATTTAGCAAAGTTCTAGGATAAAAATATGGCTATTGCGGCGGGCGCGGCCCTTGTTTCTGGTCTTGGATACGCGGCGGCCGCGGCACTAACTACGGCTATAACTTTTTCCGTACAGGCCATGTTCGCTTACGCGCTTGTGGCGGCGGGAATGTCAGTCGTTTCTAGGGCTTTAGCGCCTAAGCCTAGTCTGGGCGCACAGCTTCGCGGCATTACACAGACTACACGCGAACCAGCAGGCACACGTAAGCTAATCTATGGACAGATGCGCGTCGGCGGTAATGTTGTTTTCATTGAGCATTCTGGAAGCGATAACAAATACCTGCATCTGGTCGTTGTATTTGCAACGCATCATATTAACTCGTTTGAAGAGTTCTATTTTAACGACAAGAAAATATGGACTTTAAGCGGCGGCTTCCAAGGCAACTGGGGGACGTATGTTCAGCTAAATACTAAGCTCGGCACAGATACGCAGGATGCTGTTAGCTCGCTTGTCAGCGCGTCCAGTAAGTGGACGAATGATCACAAGCTATCGGGCATCGCATACGCGCATTTCAGACTAGAGTGGGATACTGACCAATTCCCGCAGGGCGTTCCAAACATAACTGCTGTCATTAAGGGCAAGCGTGTCTACGATCCACGCACGCAGGTATTCGCGTACAGCGACAACCCCGCTCTATGCTTACGTGACTACATGATCGACCAAGACTACGGACTTGGTGAAACCGCTTTAAGCATTAATACGCAATCGGTAATTGATGCCGCAAACCTTTGTGAGGAGCAGGTATCCTTAGACGGTGGAGGCACTCAAGATCGCTATACCTGTAACGGCGTAATCGACACAAACAACCAGATTAAGGACAACATCGAGCAGTTACTGTCTGCTATGGGCGGCAGACTGACTTACTCGGGCGGCGAATATTTTATTCATGGTGCAGAGTATCAGGCACCAACAGTCACCTTTGACGAGGCAGACTGCATAGCAGATGTGCAAACGCAGACCAAACAGTCTCGCAGAACCTCTTACAACGGGGTTAAGGGCATATTTGTCTCAGAGGAGAAGAACTACAAGGTACTCGATTACCCGCCTCAAATAAGCTCTACGTTCGCCACAGAGGACGGCGACCCTATATTCCTTGATATGCCTCTACCCTTTGTGACTAATAACACGCAGGCACAGCGACTAGCTAAAATTGCACTGCTCAAGTCACGCCAGCAAGTCGTTATAACGATGGGGGTAAACCTAAAGGGTTTGCAGGTTAAGGTCGGTGACACAATTAACGTCACTAACGAGCGGCTCGGTTATAGCTCTAAAGTGTTTGAGGTCATCGACTACTCGCTTGCGATTGCGGACGGCGGATCGCTTGCCGTCAATCTAACG